CAAGGACGAGACGCTCGCCGCCGCGCGCAAGGTCGAGGTGCTGATCAAGCTGGCCGAAAAGCACAACCCGCGCAAATACGGCAACACGCTGAAGCTTTCCGGCGGCCTCGACATGAACCACAAGACCGATGATCAGCTCAACGCTCGCCTCGCTCAACTCCTTGGAAAAGCGGGAGGCGATAGCGATCCTGGAGGAGCTGGAGCGCCGGAAGAGACGGCGTAAGCTCTTCGAGGTCTATCCCGATACCGGACCGCTGAGACGCGGCCTCTACCCCAAGCACATGCAGTTCTTCGCCGCGGGCACCGAGCACCAGGAGCGCGCGGCTGTCGCGGCCAACCGCGTCGGCAAGTCCTTCGGCCTTGGCGGCTATGAGACCGCGCTGCACCTGACCGGGCTTTACCCCGACTGGTGGCCGGGACGGCGCTTCGCCGAGCCTGTCGATTGCTGGGCGGCGGGCGACACCTCAGAGACGACGCGCGACATTCCCCAGCTCATCCTGATGGGGCCGCCTGGCGAATACGGCACGGGGCTGATCCCCGGCGACAGGATCGTGGGCAGCCCCACGCACAGGGCCGGCGTTGCCCAGGCGGTCGATACGGTGCGCGTTGCGCATGTGTCGGGCGGGGTGAGCTATCTGGGCTTCAAGAGCTACGACCAGGGGCGCAAGAAGTTCCAGGGCACGGCCAAGCACCTGGTCTGGCTGGATGAGGAACCGCCCGAGGATGTGTATTCGGAATGCATGGCGCGTCTGATGACCACGAACGGCATGATGATCTGTACATTCACGCCCCTGGAGGGGCTGTCGAATGTGGTGCTGCGCTACATGCCGGAGATGGCGCCGAACCCCGAACGTTCATCGTTCGGGATAAACCCTCACTCGTGACGAGTGAGCCGCTTCTGCGTTCAGATCGGTTGGGATGATGTGCCCCACCTTTCGGCTGCCGTGAAAGCCGAGCTTCTCGACGCCTTTCCGCTGCATGAGCGCGAGGCGCGCGCCAAGGGCGTGCCGATGCTGGGCTCGGGCCGCATCTACCCGGTGGACGAGAAGCAGCTGATCGTCGATCCCTTCCCGATCCCGAGCTATTGGCCGCGCGCCTTCGGCCTCGATGTGGGCTGGAAGACGACGGCGGCGGTCTGGGGCGCGTGGGACCGCGACGCCGATGTGGTCTATCTCACATCCGAGCATTACATGGGCCAGCAGCCCCCGCAGGTGCATGCCGACGCCATCAAGCAGCGCGGCGCGTGGATTACCGGCGCGATCGATCCGGCCTCGGCCGGCGCGAGCCAGAAGGACGGCTCCACGCTGATCGATGAATACCGCTCGCTTGGGCTCAGCCTTGTGGAGGCCGACAACACGGTGGAGGCGGGCATTATGGCCTGTTACCGGCGCATGTCGTCGGGCCGGCTCAAGGTGTTCTCCACGCTGGGCAACTGGGTCCGCGAGTATCGCATCTACCGGCGCGACGAGAACGGCAAGGTGGTCAAGGAGAACGACCACGCCATGGACGCCACGCGCTATCTGATCATGACCGGCATGGGCTATGCGACCACGCCGCCGAGCGACGAGGAAGACGAAGACCCATGGCAGCGCAATCGCGGCCGGTCCAAGGAAACGGGGTATTGATGGCGCTGAAGTTCCGCAAGAAGCCGGTGGTGATCGAAGCCTGGCAGTTCACGGGCGCCGTCCTCGATAAGCCCGCATGGCTTGTCAGCGCCATCAATGACGGCACTGTTTGGTACCAGGGCGGCGAGCAGCCTTACATGACGATCAAGACCCTCGAAGGCGAGATGCGCGCAAGCCTGGGCGACTGGATTATCCAGGGCGTCAGCGGCGAGCCCTACCCGTGCAAGCCTGACATTTTCGACGCCACTTACGAAGCTGTAGCCGCCTGATGTCCGTCACTGACGCGATCCCCCTTGAGGACGAGCTCCCCGAGGACGGCGAAGCCATGCCCGGCGAGGATGAGGAGCAGCACCCGCTCGCCCAGCTCGCCGCATGGGCCGAGATGCCCAACATCGCCGGCGGACTGCCCGCCAACACGCTCTCCCAGATCGGCGCCCGCGTCATCGAGGAGTTCCAGATCGACGACGCATCGCGCGCGGACTGGAAGGAGGAAGCGCGTCTTGCGATGGATGCGATCCTGCAGAAGGTCGAGGGCAAGAACTACCCCTTCGAGGGCGCATCCAACATCAAATATCCGGTGCTGACCAACGCGGTGCTGCAATTCGGCGCCCGCACCTATCCGGCCGTCATCCCCGGCGACCGCGTGGTCAAGGTCAAGGTGCGCGGTCCCGATCCCCATGGCCTGAAAGCCGCCCGCGCCGAGCGCGTCTCCATCCACATGTCGGATCAGCTGTTGCATCAGATGCCGGCCTGGGAAGCCGATGTGGACGTGATGGTGCATCAGCTGCCCGCGCTCGGCCATGCGTTCAAGAAGGTCTATCGCGACGGTCTCGGCCGGCCGCGCTCCGATCTCGTCTCGGCGATGAATGTGGTCGTCAACCAGGGCACGCGCGATCTCGACACCGTGCCGCGCATCACCCATGTGATCGACGACCTCTATCCGCACCAGATCGAAAGCCGGATCCGCGCCGGCACGTTCATCGAATTTGACTATGGCGCGACCTCTCCCCAGGGCGAGACGCGCACGGACGGCAGCCCGTCCGGATCGGCCGGCGATACCGATGCGCCCCATGTCTTCCTGGAGCAGCACCGCTATGAGGACCTGGACGGCGATGGCCTGCGCGAGCCGTGGATCATCACCGTGCACAAGGAATCGGGCAAGGTCGTGCGTGTCGTGGCCGGCTACGATGTCGAAAAGGCCGTGGTCCGCGATGACGGGGTGATCGTCGATCTGCCCAAGCGCGACGATGTCGGCTTCATCGGCTTCCCGTTCCTGCCCGACCCCAATGGCGGTTATTACGGCATCGGCTTCGGCCGGCTCTTGCGCGCCATCGGCGAGGCGACCAACACCGCGCTCAACCAGATCATCGACGCCGCGCATCTCCAGAACGCGGGCGGCGGCTTCATCGGCTCGGGGCTGAACGTCAAGAAGTCCTCCATGCGGGTGGAGATGAACAAATGGGTCAACGTCACCGCGCCGGGCGCAAAAATCCGCGAGGCCATCGTCCCGCATGATTTCCCAGGGCCGTCCGCGGTGCTGTTCAACGTGCTGGGGCTGCTCATCGAGGCGGCCAAGGGCATCGCATCCGTGCAGGATGTGCTGACCGGCGAGGCCAAGGCGCAGACCATGCAGCCGACCACGCTGCTCGCCCTGATCGAGCAGGGCTTGAAGGTCTACACCTCGATCATCAAGCGGCTGTTTCGCTCCCTCGCCAAGGAGTTCCAGCTCATCTACGCCATGAACCGCAAGGCGTCGGCCGAGGAAGGCGCTGAGCAGGAATACGCCGAGCTGATCGACTATCAGCCGCCGGAATCGGTGATGGCGCAGATCCAGCAATATCAGCAGATGGCGGGCGAGGCGCAGCAACAGGGCCTGCCGCCGCCTCCACCGCCGCCGCCCTCGCTGATGGCGCATCTGCAGCCGCCGACCATGGCGGGCGACTATGAGGCGGAGAAGTCCGACATCGTGCCCGTCGCCGATCCCAGCCGGGTCACGGACATGCAGAAAATGGCCCAGGCGCAGCTGCTCATGGAGACGGTGGAGCACCCGAACGCGAACAAGGAGCAGATCCTCCGCCGGGTCTACACCGCCGCCAATATCGAGGACATCGACCAGCTTATCGTGCCGACGCCGGCCGGGCCCGATCCGCTGATGATGGAGAACGCGAAAGCCGAGATCGAGAAGAAGCGCGCAGGGGCAATGAAAGACCTGGCGCTTGCCGAGAAGGCGACGGTTGAGACCCATGGCGCGGCGCAGAGCATCGCCATCGAGCATGCGCAGATCGCCTCCGGCGCGATGGATGCCGACGCCGCGCTGAATGCCGAGACCGCGCGGCTACAGAACAACAAGACCGAGCGTGAGATGGCGCTCAAGGAACGCCAGCAGCAGAGCGCGGAGAGGCAGGCCGCGGCGCAGGCGCGGGGCGAGGCGGCATGAAGAAGCCCAGTCCCGAGCAGTTCGAGGAATGGCGCAGCCACCCGGTGACGGAGTGGCTGTTCGACACGTTCCTTGCCGCCGAGATGGTCCGCACACGCGAGAGTTTCCAGGACAGAGCCTGGGAAGGCGACCTGAGCGAGGTTGCCCACGCCACGCACCGGGAGCGCTATGAGACGCTCGACTGGGTGCGCGGCCTGGACATGCAGACGATCGATGAAACCCTGGAGAAGCAGGAATGACCGAGGACCTGGCGCAGGATGTTGCGCCCTGGGAAGACGACATATCGCCCTCGATTGCCGGCGAGGAGGTGATCCGCATCAACGACAGCGGCATCATCCCGACCGAGTTCAAGGTGCTGGTGGAGCCTGACGAGAGCGAGGTGGAGCTTCGCGCCCGCCGCTCCGGGCTTGTGGTGCCTGACGAGGCCGCCGGCACATATCGCCACGCCGCCGTCACGGGACGCATCGTCGCGTTGTCACCGGCTGCGTTCTCCTATCACGACTGGCCCGAGGGCGTGCGCCTACCCGTCGTCGGCGACCGGGTCGTTTATGCCCGCTATGCCGGGATGCGCGTGAGCGGACGGCCCAAGGCGAACGCCAAGGGGCAGGAAGAGGCCCGCGAATACCGGCTGCTGAACGACAAGGACGTGGCCGGGATATTGGAGTTCTGATGATCGAAGACGACGAGCAGCTGGAAGCAGCTGACACGGCGGCGGAGGCTGCCGAAGACGACGGCGCGGATGGCCCGTCCGCCGAGGACGAGGCCCGCAAGCAGGGCTGGACGCCGCGCAGCGAGTTCCGCGGCGATCCCGAAGACTGGGTGCCTGCAGACGAATATCTGCGTATGGGCGATCCCAAATATCTGCGCAAGGCGCTGAGGGACCAGAAGAAGGAGTTCCGCAAGCTGGCGCAGGCCCGCGAGCAGGACGCTAAATCCTTCGTTGAACGTCTCGACAGGTTCGAGGCGATGAGCAAGGCCCAACGCTCAAAGCTCTATTCCGACATCGAGGCGGCGCGGCGGCAGGCCGTGGTTGCCGGCGATACGGAAGAGTATGACCGGCTGAACCGCGTGGAGCAGAGCCTTTACGAGGAAGAGGTCGCGGCGGGCAAGGCAAGCGCCAGGCCAGAGCGGCAGGACAGCGCCGAGCCCAATCAGGTGGTGCTCGACTGGATCGAGGAAAATCCCTGGTTCGAGACGGACCAGCAGCTGCATTTCGCCGCCGTCACCATCAACAAGCGCATCGCCGACAAGCACCCGGGCCTCAGCCATGCCGAGCAGCTGGAGAGGACCAGGGCCGAGGTGATGAAGCGCTTCCCCGACAAGTTCGGGGAGAAGAAGCCCGCGCCCAAGACGAATGGCCACAGCGCCGTCGAGGGCGGCCAGCGTATGACGGTGGCGCCCAAGGGCAAGGGCTTTGCCGATATCCCGGCTGAGGAGCGCAAGATCATCGAGCGCCATATCGAAGAGGGCCTTTACAAGGACAAGGCCGACGCGGCCAAGGCATATTGGAGATGACCATGACCGCAGAGACCGCCAAGGCCCGCCCGACACGCGCTCCGGCCCGAGAGGACCGCGCGGCTGAAACCCAGGGCGAGCGCCGCAGACGGCGCGACATGAGCGTCAACTCGCATCTGCGTTTCTCCATCCCCGATCATCTGCGGGATGACAAGCGCTACCGCTATCACTGGCTGGTGGACCGGCCGGGGCGGATCGAACAGAAGACCCGGTATGACGACTGGGATCTGGTCACCGAGCCAGCGAACCCCGACGATCCAAGGCAAACGGGCGCGGGCACCCCATGGGAACGCCATGCGGGCACCGACAAGGACGGCAAGCCGATGCGGGCCTTCCTTGCACGCAAGCTGCGCGAATATGACGAGGCCGACAAGGCCCAGGCTCAGAAGCGCCTCGATGACAGGATGGCCGCCATCAAGCGCGGCAAGACGCCGGGAGAGACCGGCACGGCGATCCACGACGACGGCAGCTATGTGCCCGCTGGTGGGATCGTGATCCAGGAAAACTACAAACCTTAAAGGCTTCTCCGCGGCGCTGCCCGGTTCGAGCCCCACATAGGAATCCACGACAATGGCAAACCCTGATACCCCGTTCGGGCTCAAGCCCGTGCGGCACATGCTCGGCTTGCCGCTCAACGGGGCGGTCAAGCCTTACTACATCCCCTCCACCTATGGCACGGCGCTGTTCATCGGCGACCCTGTCGTCAAGACCGGCACGGCGAACACGACTGTCGTGCAGGCGCCTGGCGTCGGGCGTTTCGGTGTCGGAACGCTGCCGGAGATCAACCGGACCGTCGTCGGCGATGTGAGCGGCGGCAGTGAAGCCACCAAGCTCATCACCGGCGTCATCGTTGGCTTTGCGCCCGATCCGAACAATCTCGGCCGGATCTACAACCCAGCCAACACCGAGCGCATCGCCTATGTCTGCGACGACCCGTTCGTGGTCTTCGAAATCCAGGCGGATGGTGCGATCCCGGCGACTTCCATCGGTCTCAACGCGGTGCTGATCGCCACCCACAGCGGTTCGACCGTCACCGGCCTCTCCGGCATGGAGCTGGACACCACCAGCGATGCGCCCGAGGCCAACGCGTCCAACCAGCTCATCATCCTGCGCGCCGTCAACCGCGAGGACAATGACACCACGCTGACCCACGCCAAGGTCGAAGTCCGGATCAACACCCACACCGAAGTCACGGGCCTGAACGCCCATGGCGAAGGCCAGCTCGGCATCTAAGGGGAGATTAACCAATGCCTGGAGTTATCACTACGGGTAATCACCCCAAAGCGCTGTGGGAAGGCATCCAGCGCTGGTGGGGCCGCGAATACGCCAAGCACCCGAAGTTCCACACCGAAATGTTCGAGGTGAAGGGCTCGCAGAAGGCGTATGAAGAGGATGTGGAAGTGACCGGCTTCGGGCTTGCGCCCGTGAAGGCGGAAGGCGCCGACATCTCCTTCGACTCAGAGACACAGGGGGGCACCACGCGCTATACGCATGTGGCCTATGCCCTGGGGTGGTTCTGCACCTATGAGGAGCAGAAGGACAATCTCTATGAGATCGTCGGCCGCAGGCGGACCACGGCGCTGGCCTTCTCCATGGAGACCACCCGCCAGATCGTTGCCGCGAACTTCTTCAACCGCGGCTTCAACTCGTCCTACACCTTCGGCGACGGCAAGGAAGCATTCGCGACCGATCACCCGACCGCCGACGGCGCCCAGTCCAATGAGCTGAACCCTAGCGCCGACTTCTCGGAAGCCGCGCTTGAGGATCTGCTCATCCAGATCATGGACGCCAAGAACAGCCGCGGCCTCAACATCGCGCTGCGGCCGGTGGACCTGCTTATCCCGAACAACCTCATGTTCGAGGCGATCCGGGTGCTCAAGTCCGAGTTCCAGAACGACACCGCCAACAACGCGGTGAACGCGGTGCGCACGGCGGGCCTGCTCGGCAAAGCGCCGATCGTCAACCCGTATTTCACCGATACGGACGCCTGGTTCGTGAAGACCAACTGCCCCTCGGGCTGGACCTTCATTAACCGTGAAGAGATGGGCTTCGATCAGGACAACGACTTCAACACCAAGAACCTGAAGGCCGCGTCCTATATGCGCTTCTCGGTCGGCCAGACCGACTTCCGCGGGGGCTTCGCTTCGGCGGGGGCGTAAAGAGAGGCCTTCGGGCCTCTCCCCATCTCAACCATCACCTTCCCTGCCCGATCGCGATGCGATCGTGGCGCAACCGGACCCTTCTGGGGTGATACGGGAGATTTTCCATGCCTATTTCCAACTATCCGAACGGATTTGCCGAAGGCGTTTCCATCCGCGGCGTTCCCCTGCTCTCGGCCTATCCCGGCGAGGTGTTCTGGGTCGATAGCGTCAACGGCTCCAACGGCAACAAGGGCACCTTCGACCGGCCTTTCGCCACCATCGACTATGCCATCGGGCGCTGCACCGCGAACCGCGGCGACATCATCATGGTCAAGGCGGGTCACACCGAAACGATCTCGGGCGCGGCCGGCATTGCCTGCGATGTTGCGGGGGTCGCCATCGTCGGTCTCGGCACCGGCTCGAACCGCCCGACGCTGAATTTCACAGCGACTGCCTCCACCGTCACCGTTACTGCGGCAAACGTCACGCTGCGGAACCTGCTTCTGACCGGCGGCATCGATGCCGTTGTGACCATGCTGGCGATTTCGGGGGCGGACTGCTCGCTTCTCGACATCGAGACGCGCGACGTGACCGGCCAGATGGTGAGCGCGATCACCACGGCGGACGGCGCTGCCCGCCTTCTGATCGACAACTACATTC